CCGGGGCTTGCGGCTGCGCGCCCCATGCCGGCGTGGGCGCCTGCCAGCCCGGCGCCGGCGCGCTCGCGGCCTTGCGCGGCGGGGCGTTGACGGGCTCGGGGGGAACGGCTTCGCCGCGCATGATCGGTGCATGCTGCGGCTCGTCGGGCAGAACGACGTTCGCGATCCGGTTCTGGTCTCGGTACTGGGGGTTGGAGGCGGGCTCCACCATGATGCGCGCGGCGAAGACGATGCCGTCGAGATGCTTGAGCCCGGGCAGCACACGCTTGGCCTTGGCGTCGGGGCTCTCGTCCCTGGGATCGAGCCCGAGAGCGCTGTCGACCATCGCCCGAAAGGTGGATTTCGAGATCTTCCAGCCGATCGACTGGCCCTTCTCGTCGAGCTTGCCGCCCGCCACGGTGAAGCTTTGCCAGAACTTCCGCCGGGCATGCGGGCCCTCGAGGATGGTGAACTCGCAGTCCAGCATCTTCGCGTCGCTCGACTGCGAGGCCTTCAGGAGTTTCGCGTCCATCGGCGTGGCGCCGTCTACGCCGCCGGGGCGCACGGTCAGGCGGACCTTGGCGAAGGTGCCATCGGGGATCAGCTCGCCGATGGGGGCCATCTGCGGCTGGGCTTCGTTGAGATCGTAGCTCATGGGTCTGTCCTTTGCGTCTGGATCAGGAGGGATTTGCGGAGTGGGCGGGTGCGCGGCCGTCGATCTTCGCGATCAGCGCGCCGAGATCAGGCGCCTCGGTCACATCGAGGCGGCCGGAGCGGTCCTTGGCGGGAAGGCCCCAGGGGTTGCCGGACCGGCAGACGAGGCGGCGCTCGGCGGAGGTTTCGTCGAGGGTCCAGTCGCCCTTGGCGTCGCGGCCGAAGAGCTGCATCGAGACCACCTGGTCGACGATCCCCGGCAATTCGCGGCCGGCCTTCGTGCCCTCCATCTGCGGCTGCCAGGTCGTCGCGCCGAACTCGTCGGTGACCTTCTCGAGCACGCCGACGAAGATCACGGTCTTGCCGCGGGCGTGCTGCAGGTGCTTTAGCGCCTGGATCACCTCGCGCCCGAGCAGTCCGTAAGCCCCGCGGACGTCGGGCTTCCCGGTCCGCTCGGAGAAGGCCTCCGGCTGCTGGCGGGCGTAGGCCATGGCCTGCCGGGTCAGGTCGGTGATCGAGTCGACGAAGACGATCCGCTTTCGCGCGAGGAAATCCTCGATCCCCGTCCCGAGGTACTGCTGCTGCAGCCAGGCGTGATACTCGGCGCCGTACCAGGACTGCGGGTGCTGCGCGGGGTCATGCCCCCCGATCAGCACGACGAGGTCGCGGAAATCGGTGAAGCTGCGCACCGGGATCGAGTCCCCGCGCCAGTCCTGCACCGATTTCAGCCCGGCCTCGAGGTCGAGGCAGACGGTCTCCTCGGCGGGCAGCGTCTTCAGGAGCGTCGTCTTGCCGACGCCGGGCGGACCGAAGATGGCGAGCGAGGTCTTGTTCTCGGCGGCCGAGAGGCGTTCGTCGGCGGTGATGATGCGGAAGGCCATGGGGTTCTCCGAAGGTTGCATTCAGGGGGCGCGGCGGCGGGGGTGACCGGGTGCCGAAGGGGAACCTGCCCGGCGTTGCCGCTCGGGCGTCCCGCCGCCGCGCGTCACCGGTCTCGAGCCTCGAGCCGGAAGACGGGTTTGCCGGTGGTCTCGCTGCGCGCGTCCGCGAAGCCCTCGCGCATCGCCGCGGGCCAGGCGCCGTAGCGCCGCTCGGGCACGCGATAGGCGATCTCGAGATACTCGGCCGGGTCGTCGCCGGCGGCGCGGATGCGCTCGGCCATGGCGGCAAGCCGGTCCTGATCCCAGGAAACCTTCTTCGGCAGGTCGGCGACGATCACGACGCCCTCGTCTTCGACCCGCACCGTGCCGCTGGTTTTGCCCTGAGCGGCCCGCTCGGCCGCGGCGGCGGCCTCGTAGCGCTGCGCAATGCCGGCCTCGAGCCGGTCGCGCAGCCGCTTCACGCGGGCGGTCTCGGCGAGCGCCGTCGTCTGCAGATCCAGCAGCATCTCGGGCGGCAGCGCCGCGATGTCGCCGAGGGCGAGGCGTTCCAGATCGTTGAAACGCGGGGCGTTGTCAGGGTGCGGCATGGCGGGGTCTCCGTTGGAAGGGAATGGCTGAGCCATCACGCGGCGCGCTCTTCGAGGAGCAGCGCCGAGAGCGAGGGAGCGGCGGCCTTCGGTCTGGGCCGGGCGACGGCGATGTAGGCGAAGCGGTCGGGGCCCACGCGCTCCTGCACGAGGTGGACGAGGCCCTTCTCGAAGGCGCCCAGCGCGGCCTGACCGAGGTCGGCGAGCTGACGGCGCTCGGCCTCGGGCAAGGTCGAAATCACCGGCGTGACATCGATCCCGAGAAAGCCGCAGTGGTACTCGAGCCGCGCGCCAGCCTCGGCCTGTGCGATCCAGGCGAAGAGCTCGACGTCAGTGAGCCGCGGCCTCGCCACGCGGGCGCCAAATGGGGTTGCGGCTACCATCAGCACAGCCGCGCAGTCCGCGGTTGCGTCGCACCATGACTGGTGGCCCGCGCCGGGTCCGCGGTCAGACGGCGGGGCGTGTGACCGACGCGCGCGACGGCCTCGCTGATCTTCAGCGCAAGCTGAAGCTGGCTCTGCTCGAAGGCCTCGATGTCGGCGAGCCGGTAGAGCACGCGCCCGCCGAGCTTGAGGAAGGCCGGTCCCTGGCCTCCGTAGCGCCAACGCTCGAGCGTCCGGTGGGAGATTCCCCAGCGCCGGGCCAGCTCCTTCTGATTCAGGCAATGCCTCTGCAGCATCGGTGTCTCCTCTCGTTGTCGAGGAGACCATGCGAAATTCCGCAGTGGGATGTCGTCAGGATCGGCGGGGGATGCGGAGGGGGATCAATCAGCCCTTTCAGGACTGGTGTATGGCCGCTGGCGGGGCGCCGTCATCCCCCACCATCCCTCACTCGTCCCCCTCCCGATCCCACAGGGGACCGGGCGGAGGGGGATCCGTCAGTCGAGATTCAGACGGTAGCCGCCGCGCCGGTCTGAGCGGATCAGATGCCGCCAGTCCTTCTGCGACTTGAAGACGTCGGCCATGCGTAGGCTCTTCGAGCCGGCGCGCGACAGGATCGCCTTGCCGTTCTGCCAGGGCTCTCCAGCCTGCGCGGCCTCGTGCAGCGCGCGCACGACTTCCGCCTGGATCGGGCCAAGCTTGAACCGGCATCCGTTGCAGCGAACCTCGAAGTAGTCGGCTGAGTGGATGAAGGTGGCCTCCTCAATCGGCTGTCCGCCGGGCGAGAACCCAGTCTCGATCTCGAAACGGTCGCGTTCATCGCGTCTTAGGAGCAGATCACCGATCATGACGAGGACAGGCTGCGCATCGCCCCAGGTCGTCGCGTAGTCGGCCTTCGGCGTCCGAAAGCTGTCGAGATGGACCTCGCCGCATCGGAAAAGCTGGAACACGTCGCGGGCATGGAGATCGAGCAGGCCGCTGTAGTGGCTTTGCTCCCACGGCACTCGGTAGGATTCGCCGTCGGCGGCTTCCTCGTAGTCGCCGAACTCGATCGGCACGCCGAACACGCGCACCGACAGGCGGAGCTTGTCGTTCTCAGCAAGGTAGATCAGGTCGGCCTCGGTGATCTGCCAGCGCTCGAGGATCTCGGGGAGCGTGAAGTACGATTTATCGATGTGCATTCACTGCCCTCCGCACCGATTCCCGTGTAAGATGTTTACCTTCTGTTCTTATTCGCTTGACGGGCCCCGATCAATCCGATTTTATCCTATTTCATCCACAGATGGGTGGGGATGACATGACCGAGCACCACACGCTTTCCGACCGCCTCAGAGCCCGGGCCAATCAGCTCGGCATCAGTCCTGCCCACGTTGCCGAGATGGCCGGCGTGAACCGTTCCTTCGTCTACGACATCCTCCGTGGCCGTTCAGCCCGCCCCGGCATAGACCGGCTGGCAGAGGTCGCCCGCGTGCTGAAGGTCGATCGCGACTGGCTGATCCACGGCATTGGCGAGGTGGAGGGGAAGCCCCCCTTCTTGGACAATCCTGACGACGCCTTCGTGGCCATCGCCCACGCCACCCCGCGCCCAGCAATGGGCGGCGGCGCGGTCGTGACCGAGGACGGCGACACGCCCGGCCGCGTCTACCACTTCCGCCGCTCCTGGATCCGCAACAGCCTCAAGGCCAGCCCGTCGCAGCTGCGAATCATGCATGTGGAGGGGGACAGCATGGCGCCGACGCTGCTGAGCGGCGACGCGGTGCTGGTCGACATGACCCGGCGTGCGCCCAACCCGCCCGGCATCTTCGTGCTGGATGACGGGATGGGGCTGGTCGCCAAGCGGCTCGAGCACATCCCCAACAGCGACCCGCCCGCGGTGCGCGTCATCTCCGACAACAAGCACTACCCCGAATACGAAAGAACGGCCGACGAGATCCACATCGTCGGCCGCATCCGTTGGTTTGCGCGGGAGTTATAGCTGTGGCAGGTGACGGAGATTTGGATGATCTGTTCGAGCTGGCGGGCTGCTGCTTTCGGGATGCCATGAGGGCCGTCGATATCGAGGCATTCTTCTCCAGACGCGACATCCCACTTGCAGAAGGGACCAGCAAGAAGACGGTTGCCCAGAATACACTTGCAAGCGTTCCACCAACAAAGGCGCTGGCGCTGGTCCTCGAGTTTGCGCGAGAACGGCGCGATATCGGCCTACAGGACCGGGTGTACCTCCTGCAGGACAAGGACCAGCCTGAGATCTCCGCGATCACTCGCGACCGGGTGGCCGATCGCCTTGGTGCCGGGATCCATGGACAAGGCATTCGTCCGGACGTGATCGAGGGGCTATTCGATCTGAGTTCGCCCGTCGACTTCTTCGATGGCCCCACCAAAATCGACGATCTCAGACAACACGCGACTGGCGCGGACCCGTTGTGGAACGCGAAGGAGGTCTTCGAAATCATCGGGGCAATAACATGTCCTTCGAGGAGGTTTGCGCAGCTGATTGAGACCGCTCTGGATCCCCGGTTTCGTGACGCCGACGACCAGGCTGCGCTGGCAGCGGACTTGACCCGCATCCTGCAGCTCGATGGCTACGAGGTTGCTCAGACAGGAGAGGTCTCGGGCCGCGCAACATTCTCGGTACGCCCCGTTCGCCGCGGCGTCGACGGGCGGCCGAAGAACCTGATCTTCGCTTCCAACGGACCAAAGCCGAGGCTCGGGTTCTCGGATGCGATCGACAACGAAGTCGTCGTGCTAGAGCATGCCGACAGCTGCCTCGTTTACGAGCGCCCCATCAGCAATGGATTGTCATGGCTCGACCTGGTTCGTTGGTGGATGGAGCAGAAGGGGATCGTCGACCTCGCCGAGGCGCGCACCACCCTTGGGCGGCGTTTGCTTGCCTCGCTTGACGACGGCCCTGAGCAGGAGTTTTTCAAGGCGTACTTCCGCAATTTCGCAGAACGACTTGGAGACCGGCTGCCGGCGCTCATCCCGCAGGTCTACCTGCACTACGATCCGGAGGTCGCGAGGCGTCTCGCTGACAAACGCGTTCTGTTCCGGCAGCGCATGGACTTCCTCATGCTGTTGCCGGGCCGGCAGAGGATCGTCCTCGAGATTGACGGCAAGCACCACTATGCGAACGGCGAGCGCGCCGATCCCGGCCTGTACGCCGAAATGGTTGCGGCTGATCGCAATCTTCGCCTTCGCGGCTACGAGGTGTTTCGGTTCGGGGGCTCGGAATTCTCTCACTCGAAGGGATCGATGCAGGAATCTGTCGACAAGCTTGTGAAGTCATTCTTCGAGGAGCTGTTTGTCGTCCATCGGTTAGGATAGCGCATCCCAGGAACACCGCAGAGTTACGCAGCACTCCCCTAAGCATCTGAAAGTAATTGTTTTCGAGAGCCGGGCGGATAGCGTTTCTCCCATGCGAAACGCGCCGACATATCCGCGGCTGGGATCGAACCCGCTGCCACCCGACCAGATGACTCCCGCCGAGCGCCGCGCAGAGTTGTGCGGCCTGCTGGCGCTTGGCCTGGTTCGATTGATGCTGCGCGAGCGCGGCGAAGCTTCTGACGATACTGGAGAAAGTTACCTACACTATCCGCCCGACCAATGCCGTCATGCAACTCCAACTCACCGGAGAAACGCATGAACAAGCCCGATCCCATTCCCGTGCGCCTGGCCGCGCTGAAGACCACGCCGACGCCCGACCTGAAGAAACAGTGGCGCGACCTGTTCGACAGCGAGCCGCCGCCGTTCAACCGCCGCTACCTCGAGTCCCGCCTGGCCTACCGCATCCAGGAACTCGCCTACGGCGGGCTGAAGCCCGAAACGATCCGGCGCTTGGAGCGGCTGGGCGAGGAACTGGACGGCGGCGACAAGAGGAAGCGCGGCATCCGCGCCGATCGCGACCGCCCGATCACCGGCACGCGGCTGCTCCGCGAGTGGCAGGGCGTCGAGCAGATCGTCACCGTCACCGCCGATGGCTTCGAATGGCAGGGGCGGCCCTACAAGTCGCTGTCCGCCATCGCCCGCGCCATCACCGGCACGCGCTGGAACGGGTGGACCTTCTTCGGGCTCAAGAACCACAGGGGGCGGACATGACGAAGCCGCCGGAAAAATCGAAGGTCGTCCGAAAGCTGCGCTGCGCGGTCTACACCCGGAAATCCTCCGAGGAAGGGTTGGAGCAGGAGTTCAACTCGCTCCACGCCCAGCGTGAGGCCTGCGAGGCATACATCGCCAGCCAGCGCTCCGAGGGCTGGGTGCTGGTCCGCGATCAGTATGACGATGGCGGTATCTCGGGCGGCACGCTGGAACGGCCCGGCCTGAAGCGGCTGCTGGAGGACATCGAGGATGGGCTGGTCGATGTGGTGGTGGTCTACAAGATCGACCGCCTCTCTCGGTCGCTGGCGGATTTCGCCAAGCTGGTCGAGGTGTTCGACCGGAACGGCGTGACCTTCGTATCGGTCACGCAGAGCTTCAACACCACCACGTCGATGGGGCGGCTGACGCTGAACATCCTGCTCAGCTTCGCCCAGTTCGAACGGGAGGTGACCGCCGAGCGCATCCGCGACAAGGTCGCCGCGAGCCGAAAGAAGGGGATGTGGATGGGCGGGGTGCCGCCCTTCGGCTACCGTGTGGAAAACCGGAAGCTGCTGGTCGACGAAGGCATCGCCTCAGGCGAATTCCGCAAAAGCCCCGCCGCCACCGCCAGCGTCATCGCAGGTCCCGTGCTGGCCATGATGATCGAACACCTCATCTTCGCCGGCCGCCAGCCCATCAACCTCGACACCCACATCGCCGGGCATCTGGATCTGGTGATGGCGGGGTTGAAAGCGTAGAGGACACGCCGCTGCAAGCGCTGGCCCGTTGCGGAGCTGCGGACGCGTGTCAATTTTCAAAGGCCGCGCGCGCCCACGCCGACGACATCACCGAAGCCGACGCCCGGATGGCCCTGCAGCAGCTCGGTCCGCTGTGGGACGAACTGTTCCCCGCTGAGCAGGCGCGAATCGTGGCGCTGCTGGTCGAGCGAATCGAGATCGGCATCAGCGGGCTCAACCTACGCCTGCGCATGGACGGGCTGGTTGCACTGGTGCGCGAAATCACCGCCGATGCAGGAGCAGCCACGTGACCCGGACGCCACCGGTCGCGGAGACCGTTACCATCCATGTTCCGTTCCGACTGGTTAAGCGCGGCGGGCGAAAGGAGATGCAGATGCCCGATGGTGCCGCGCTACCGCGAAGAACGGACAACTCGCTGGTCAAGGCGCTCGCCCGAGCCTTCCGCTGGAAGCGGATGCTCGAGCCGGATGAGTTCGCTACCATCGCCGAACTGGCCGAGCGGGAGGGGATCGCGCCTTCCTACATGACCCGGGTCCTGCGCCTAACGCTGCTTTCGCCCGACATCGTCGAGGCGATTCTCGTCGGAAGTGGAAATTCGAGGCTGACGATAGCTCGGCTGCTGGAACCCTTTCCGACTTGTTGGGAAGATCAGGCCGCCACGATCAGCGATCTATGGTCCGCGAGCCCAAACCGGGCAAACGTCAATTCGGCTGGGCCGTCCAAAGTGACCCGACCCGGAAGGCATCGTGACTGCAGTTCATGA